AGGCATCGAACTGAAGAAGATTGCCGACCAGGCAAACAAGCTGGACGATGTTGCTGGCGGGTTCTTGCAGCTAGTCAAGGATGAAGACATAGACACTCTGGAGAAATTTGACCCGTGGCTGGCTCAAGGTTACGAGGACAACGGCTGGAACACTACGCAGGGCCGCCCATCTGTCGGCATCAATGTCACTCCTGCACCGAGGGCTATTAAGCAGTACGCATCGGCATTCAGGGCTGCGTTCGGATACAAGATGGACATCAAGCAGTTCGCCAATGTCCGACAGATCGTTGACGCGGTTGCCGATAAGCGTAAGTCGCTGACCAAGCCTGCCGAGGTCATCAAAGACCCTGAGCTGAAGGGCGTCCTAGTAAAAGCTGGGAACCACATGAACGGCGCCCTATGGCATGACGCGATTGTGGTGATCGAGCACTTGAATGACGACGACCGCGACGAGTTTGAGCAGCGCCTACGCAAGCTCGTGATGCGTTTCCAGTCCAAGGTGCCGAAAGAGATCAGGAAGCCGAAAGCTGCTTAATCGTTCTCCGGAGAACAATTAACCCCAGCTCGAAAGGTCTGGGGTTTTTTGTTGCTATCCAAAAATTCTAGGAGTACGATTGCCGAACTCAAAATCAAATCGGCGGATGAAATCGAATGCAGCTAATGAATGGCGACTGCCTGGAAATGATGAAACTGATTCCGGACGGCTCGGTCGATATGGTGCTGTGTGATTTGCCGTACGGCACCACGCAGAACAAGTGGGACGCCGTGATCCCCTTCGAATCGCTTTGGACTGAGTACCGGCGGATTTGCAAAGGGGCAATCGTATTGACGGCGGCGCAGCCCTTTACTTCAGCGCTGGTAATGAGCAACCCGGTGCAGTTCAAATACCAGTGGGTTTGGCATAAGGAGCCATCAGGTAACTTGAACGCAAAACGGATGCCAATGCCGGAGCATGAAGACGTATTGGTTTTTGGGAATCCGATTTACAACCCGCAAGGGTTGCGTCCGACTCTTCGTAAGCGTTCAGCGAGTGACAATTCAAAGACCTCAAATTATGGGGCGCAAAAGGCTAAGCCGTACGAGCAGACCGTTACGGGATACCCAGCCTCTATTCTCCCCTTCGCTAAGGAGAGAGGTGGATTGCATCCTACACAAAAGCCGGTCGCCCTGATGGAATACCTGATCCGAACCTATACCAACGAAGGAGATACCGTACTAGATAACACTATGGGCAGCGGAACGACCGGAGTAGCCTGCGTAAACACTGGCCGGAAATTCATCGGGATTGAGATGGATGCTGGATATTTCGAGATCGCGCAGAAACGAATCGCTGGAGCTATTGCAGCGAAAGACCTTGAAAACGCTATTTCCTTGAGCCTGGACGCATCAGACAAAACTGCCTAAGCAGAACAGAAAGGCCAGCTAGAAATAGTTGGACTTTTTTGTTGACGCGAGGAAAGTGGCGGGCTAATATCTGCCTTACAAATAAAGCGGAGGTGGTTATGGATAGAAACGAGCAGGCAATAAGGCTTTCAAAGATGTGCGAAGACGCTTATGATGCGGCCTCTTATCTTGATTACCTTGTCAATGATTTGCGCTTTGAAAAAAGCGTGATGCTTTGGTGTGGCGCTGGGAGGGGTTATGCAGTTTTTGCATGCTAAGAGGACCTACCGCGACGCACTCTGGACAGCAATCATCGGCGAGGCTGATAAGTTTGGGCATCGGATAACCAAAGCGAAAAGGAAGAAATACCTACAATTGGTTGAGTGCTGGAGGAAGGCGCAATGACTATTAAAAATGATGGAGGTTCGGCATTTCCTGAGCCTATTCCGTCGCAGTGTGGCGGAATGAGTCTGCGAGATTATTTTGCGGCCAAGGCTATGGCATCGTTAACCCCGGTCTACTGGGAAGACTTCGAGTCGTATGGATCTGGCGCAGAACTAATCAAGTGCCAGATTGAAACCGCATACGAGATGGCCGACGCAATGCTTAAGGAGCGAGCGAAATGACAGCAATCGCACAATGGACCATGAAGCCAGGCATCTACCCGGCTGATCAGCTTTCAAATAGTGAGTACCATGCAGGGCCTGGGATTAGCTGCACAGGCCTGAAGAAGATCGCAGTCAGTCCAGCGCACTTCAAGTACGGCGAATTCAAGCAGACTGCATCGATGGCTATGGGCAGCGCGACCCACTCAGCCATCCTTGAGCCTGATTCATTTGCTAAGCAGTACGTCACACTACCAGCCGGCAAAGATCGTCGCTCGACTGAGTACAAGGTTCTCTGTGCGTCACATGGCACCGACAACGTGCTTGTATCGGCTGATGCTAGCCAGATCAGCGCTATGCAGTCGGCAGTGCGCGCTAACCCAGTCGCGAACAAGTGGCTCTATCAGGAGCAAGGCCGCAACGAGCTGTCGGTATACGCCAAAGATCCAGAGACCGGCATCCTAGTTCGCTGCCGATTCGACCGCCTGCTAGATCGTGGGTTCTCGCCGGATTTGAAGACGACGACTGATGCTAGTCCGCGTGGGTTTAGTAATGCGATTGCCAAGTATGGCTATGCGTTCCAGGCTGCGTTCTACATGGATGTTTACTATTGGGCAACAGGTCAGCGCCTTGAAGGCTTTGGCTTCCTGGCCGTAGAAAGCAAGGCGCCATACAACGTCATGTGCTATCGGCTGGATGATGAGTCGATTGAGGTCGGGCGTGGGCAGTATCGGGCCGCGCTGAATACTTATTCGAATTGTCTTGAAACCGGCGTCTACGAAGGGTACGATGGCGCCTCAGAAGAACAAATGATTGGGCTTCCTTACTGGATGCTTGATCAGAAAGATGAAGTCGACTTAAGCGATCTGGAGGAGATTTAAATGGAAGAGATGAATATTCGTGAGTTTGTCAAGATCAAAAGTGACAGGCTGAACTTTGAAGATTTTATCATGGGGTCTCAGGATTTCACGATTGCAAAGCTAGGACGAAAGGTTGATCAAGGCAACGTACGCCTACTGATGATCTTTGAGGGGCGAGAGGCTACTCCTTACTGGGTTCCGAAAGGCATGGTCAAGTGCCTGTCAAATCCGGAAGGCTGGGGCGAGTCGGAATTCTCGGAATGGATCGGTCGCAAAGTCCGTCTGTTTGGCGAGCCGACCGTTGTCTACGCTGGCAAGGAGTTGGGCGGAATACGGATTTCTCATATCAGCCACATCCCTGCACCGTACTCGACCAAAATCACGGAGCGTCGTGGCGTTCGCATTGACTACGTGATTTCTCCGCTTGAAGAGGTTATGTATCCTGTCGAGCGCTTCAATACCAACCTTCCAGCCTGGCACGCAGCAATTCTCAAAGGCCCAACAACAGCCGAACAAATCATTGCAAAAGTTCAGCAGTCTGGTAAATTGACGGCTGAGCAAATCGCGAAAATCAAAACTCCACAAGAGGCGGCACAATGAACCTGCTATGCATGACGGGAAACATCGGCGGAGACGTCAAGGTAAACAACGTAGGCGGCACTGCTGTTGCGAATTTCAGTGTCGCAATGACCGCAGGCTTTGGTGATAAAAAAACTACGATTTGGCTCCAGGCTAGCCTTTGGGGAAAGCAAGCAGAATCAAAACTAGTTGACTATCTGGTAAAGGGTCAGCAAGTGGCATTGAGTGGCGAATTCTCCATGCGAGAATACGAGGGCAAGCAGTACCCGCAATTGCGCATATCTACTATCGACCTGGTTGGCGGCAAGAGTGATGGTGGCAGCTCAGCACCTAAACCTCAGCAGAGTAGCCCAAAGCCTCAGCCTGCACCAGTAGACGACTTTGACGCAGACCAAATCCCGTTTTAGCCTAAAAAAGCACTCGTGATATAATTGGATTTCGGCTAGGGGGCACCCGAAAAGCGACTCATCATCGCCTGCCGAATACATCCGATGACCACATGATGAGTGCGTATCAATGAAATTCTGCAAAAAGTGCAGTACCGAAAAACCATCTTCTGAATTCTCCAAGGCAACCCGAGAAAAAGACGGGCTTCAGCCTAAATGCAAATCATGTGACGCTGATTACAGGCGTGTAAACTCCGCAAAAATCAAAGAATATATTGCAATTTATCGATCAGAAAACGCTCTGAAGATTGGCGAGGTCGTGCGCGAATATCAAGCCGTCCACAAAGATCGACTTTCTGAAAAGAGGGATGAGTACTATATTGTAAACAAGCCTAGCATTTTAGAAAAAATGAGAGCTTATCATTCTGAAAACAAAGACCGGATAGCGGATCAGCACAAGCAATACCGATCAGCCAACAAGGATCTTATTGCAAATCATGCCAGAAGACGCCGAGCAAAAGTAAAAGGCGCGGAAGGGTCGCACACGGCAAGCGACGTTCTCAAAATACTTGAAAGTCAGCGCAGGCGGTGCGCCACCTGCAACAAGAAACTTTCAGATTCCGGAAAGTCCAAATACCACATCGATCACGTCATGCCGCTATCGAAAGGAGGAGCGAATTGGCCTAGCAATCTTCAAATGCTCTGCCCTTCATGCAACCTAAAGAAAAACGACAAAGATCCTCTTGACTGGGCTAAGCAAAACGGTAAACTCCTCTGAAACAAAGCCCCGCTAACCACGGGGCAATCCACAAGGAGGAAGTAGATGTCCTGGGCGTTTGAGCTGTACAAAGAAATCGGAAGGCCGGCAGTCGAAGTCGTTCGTGAACTGTTAATGGAAAACAGCGTGACAGCAACGGCGCAGATCGTTGGCACTTCGCATAACACGCTAAAGAAGTGGGTGTTAGAGCGGTCGATACCATTCACTCCAAGAATGGCGCCGAAAGAACCAGCGCCACGCAAACCTAAGCGTCCTGATTCGCGGTCTAGGTTTATCGAGCTTGACGGCCGCACTCAGTCAATCAGCCAATGGGCAAAAGAACTAGGCGTCACTCGTTGCAAGATTTCAAAGCGGCTCGCGAAAGGAATGACTCCGCGCCAAGCATTGCAGCCAGGATCAGAGCGTCACAAATTTCCAGCCAACAACGTTAAGGGTAAGGCTCGTGGCTAGGTCGATTATTAAGGCAGTCGAGCAGGAATACGGCGAACCGTTTTGGGATGTTGTCGCTGCATATGCGGCTGACGGCAATTCAATGACCATGACCGCTAAAATCCTCGGCTACAAGGACGGCTCAACTCTTTGGTATCTGCTGCGATACC